GGGATTATAGATTTGGAAAATTAGATGTTGATGATGAAGTTATAGAAGCATCAAAAGGATTAGATCAATTTTATAAATCTATTGGTGGTGAATATGATGAGCTTAAAATAGTACAAAGATATATAGAACATCAAATAGATGCTCTTAAATTTTTTATAGGCAGAACAAAAAATAATAAAAGAAAAGTAGATTTACAAACTAAATTAGAAAAATTAGAATCTAAGTTAGAATATATAAATACACATGGATCATTAAAAAAAAATAATTATACAAACATAGTATTTAAAAAAGATAGAATTACTGCAAATTTTGATGAATTTAAATTAATTTTAGCTAAAGCTCTTAGAGCAAAAAATCCAGCTATTAGACAAGATGAAATAGATGACATAGTAGAAAGTTTTAAACAGTATCAACCTTTTATTGAATTTGAAAATATAAGTAAAAAATTACAATTATTATCTAAACACAGCAATATGAAAGCTGCTGATAGAGAAATACTAGAACTACAATTAATGAATAAAGTAGATAGAGTATCTTCAAGATTTAAAAGTAGAAATCTAAATGTAGACTATAGAATATTAGCTGATGCTGGTTTTATAGAAAAAGATATAAATATATTACAAAGATTATATTACAATCAAACTATACCTGATATTGAAATAACAAAAGTATTTGGTGATCCTATGGGTTTTGGCTCTAATTACCAAAAAGGTAATATAGTAGGTATGAAACAAATAGCTGATGAATATGATGAAGCTATAGAAGCTGCAACATCTGCATCACAAAGAAAAAAATTAATTAAAGAAAGAGATGAAATATTAGATGATCTTGATGCCTCAATAGCATTAGTAAGAGGTACTTATGGTTTACCACAAGATCCAAATAGAACATTAAGTAGAGGTATTAGAATAGGTAAATTATATAATTCTATGACTATGCTTACTGGTATAGCTCAAACAGTTGATACAGCAAGATTAGTTATGATTAATGGTGTTACCAAAACATTTAAAATGTCATTAGAAGTTATGACAAATGGATATGCAAAAGAAACAATTAGAATGAGTAAAAATACTACACAGCTAGGTGGAGAAGCTCTTGATATGGCAACAAGTCAAAGAGCTATGTCTATGTACGGTATAGATGATGCTTTTGGCGTATTTAATAAATTTGAGCAAGGCATGAGTACAGTAGGTAATTTATATTTTACATTTTTAAATTTATCTAATCCTTGGAATACAGCAGTAAAAACTATGGCTGGTATGTTTAATGGCGCTAGAACATTAGAATCAATAGAAGCATTAGTTACTGGTGGTAAAATTACTAAAGTAAATTTAGCTAGACTTAGAAAACTAGGTATAGATGATGATGTAGCAAAAGAAATATATAAACAATATCAAAAACATGGATATGGTAAAAATGCTAACTCTTGGAAAAGTATTGGCGATCAATATAAAGTAATGAGAGTAGCAAATAGTGAATCATGGGATCAAACACCTGAAGCAATAAAAGCAGCAGAAGTATATCATTCAGCAATAGGTAAACAAGCTAGAATAGATATTGTTACACCATCTAAAGGTGATGTACCTTTATGGGCAAACACAGAATTAGGTGGAGTATTATTACAATTTAAAAAGTTTGGTTTAGCAGCAACACAAAGAATGTTGATGGTAGGATTACAAGAAAGAGATATAAACTTCCTAAATGGTGCATTACTTCTTTTAGCTAGTGGTGCAGCAGTTGATGCATTTAGACAAAGAGCATTTAATAGAAGCTATGCTAAAAAACCATTAGGGCAAAAATTAGTAGATGCATTTGATAGATCAGGATTAGGTGG